TCTTTTAGGTTTGTTTAAATCAACGTCCTTACCTTGGTATTCTGCTTCATTCACCATAGGTAGGTCAAGTGGTACTTTCTTTTCTTCGTACACTCCATACTCGCCAATATCTGTGGTGGAAAGTAAATGTAAGTCTTGTGAATTTAATTCTATTTGACCGTCTCTAAGAGCCTGTCTTGCTTCACTAAATAAGTTAACAAAGCTATCGCTAGAATAACGGTAGACATTCTCATGTAATGAGAGTCCATGCTTGATATGGTATTCTAAAGACGGTGTTGTAAGTAGTTGTTTAATTTTTATCATCAAAAAAATCTTTTCTNTAAAATTTACCGAGTATGTTATCGTTTATATAATTGTCACGATTCTCTAACACCTCTTTTATAAATAGGTATTTACATTCANAATANGTAAGTTGCTTNTTANTAGGAACGTATTGAAGAATAGTTCTTTTAAAATCTCCATCCTTTCCTTCTTTAACNAGTTTAAGGATTTCTTTCTGAGAACCATAGTAGGTTTTCCAGTCCGATTCAGTTACTACTTTCTTTTTCAGTGGTGTTCTACCTCCTATTCCTTTTGCTTTTCTCTCTTCTTTTAAAGCCTGTAATTCTCGTTTACCTAATTTCTTATTTCTTTCAAAATAAAGTACTTTTTTACCTATGTACTTTTTACCTGTAGGTATGTGATTTACTTCGTAGATAAATCCGTATGTATTTTCCGGCATATTTTCTATTGAGTATACTGGAAGGCTATTATATGTCCAAACTGGATCAGTCATTATTTTAATGATTTAATAATTTTATTTATATCAAATATATCCTCTAATTTTTGGTAAGGACATGATGTGATATCTTGAGACAATGCAAATGGTTGGTAAAGGTTATTAGGGAAATCTACATTAAGAGTAAAGTCATTTGCTTTAATATTTGTATGCATTTCATAACCAAATACCTCTGGTTTGGTAGTAACCCAACATACTGTAGATGGTAAATTAAAAGCAGCTGCTAGATGCTGTGAAAAAGAATCTATTAGTAACCTCTTATCTGAAAGTTGTAATAAAATAGCTATGCTTCGAAATCCATCCAAGGCTTGTAATGTATCCGGGTATTTTTTTTGATCTTCTCTTTTTATATGAACTATAGTATGAGTAGCTTTAAATTCTTCTATTACTTTTAAGACGACCGGTTCCGGTATATCTCTAGTCCAGGAATAATTATATGCTAAATTAGCCGGACCACCATTCGGTTGTATGACAAGGATTGGTTTTTCAGTTTGATAGAATGGTTTAAAATAATCTATCTCTGATTTAGTGAGGTATATTTGAGGTGTTTCACCTTCATATTTCATCCCCCATTGATTTGCCCATATATTAAATAAATGATCCTGTTCTAGGATATAATCAGATTGGGTGTAGGGATCGGCAAAGTATATTTTAGTTTCACTCTCTCTACCTTTAATATGATTTTTATAAAAAGCACCATGCTGTCCGTTTTGATGTACTTGAAAAGCTGCAGGATTATGTTTAAATACATCCGGGTATGCACATACTACATGTATTTTATCTTTAGGGTGGTGTTTTTTGATTACTTTTAAGAGTGCAGTAGCCATTATATGTTTACCTAATCCTCCTTCAATGTGAAATATAACTGTCATGTTTATATAGTTAGTATACTAATATAGTAAATATCATCTTAACTTACAACTAAATTACTAGTTTACCTGTTTTCCAATTAATATTGTTGCTGGTAGAAAACAGTTTCTTTATTGCCTGGACTAGTAGGCACAGTATCTACTGATGCAGTAATTAGTTCAAATTCAAATTCTAGAGTTGTTGCATTTCCTCCTGTAATTAAAAATGGGATATAGAAAGCAAGAGAATCTCCTTCATTAAATGTTGAGGATAATATAGGTGTAGTATATGTTTCAGAGCGTGCAATCTGACCTGCATCTGGGTTATCGTTAGGTTCATCATAATATACTGTTGCTTCTAAATCACCTTCCTGACCTACAAATGTCCACCTGTATGTAAGAGTTTGGGCAGTATAACTATTATTATCAGCAAGAATAACTTGATAAGTATTTGGCAAGCTACCAACAGATGTTTTTGTAAGTATTAATGTGTTTGGTTCGGCTGGTGGTGTATCATCTTCTCCGGATGATCCACAACTATAGCTCTGTACCATTATTCCGTTTTTAATTTCCATATATAAATCAGATGTATATTTTATATATCCATCAGGTGTTGGATCATTTACAGTATCGGTATTAAATATTCTATCCCCTATAGATGGTAGTGAATTTAAACCATCATGGTAGTACGTGTTACCGGTATTACTTCCATCACATAATTGTGTTAGACCAAGACCATCAATAGTAGTAGTTCTTGTTCCTCCTGAAAATGGTGTTAGTGAATTTTGGTAAAAGAATAAATCTTCTGATTCAGGTTTCCATGGAACTATAGGTGCATACCACCCTGTTCCCTGTTCTGTAACAGCTGTTGATGTTATACCGTTAGTATTATAAGAACCGTACTTCTTAAATGAACCATCTGTATAAGTATCACGTATTATACGGCCGGCACTAAGAGTATACTCCGATGTTGTGAGTAAATCTATAGCTTCAAATGTCCTACTATTCTTGTTATGTAAAAAAGTATCTAAAGGTTGTCTTGAACTAGCCTTCAAGTACCAGTTACTACTTCTTTCTTCATCTGTTTTTATTATAGTCTCTCCGGTGGTGGTGGTTGTACTACTTGCAGCACTTTGGGTTAAAATAGAAGTTATTGTACCATTTTCTACTTTATAATATAATTTAGGGTAATTATCCCCTGGTGTACTGTAGTATCCTGGAAATGCTTTTTGACAGCCTGATATATCTTGATAAAGTATAGTACCTGTAGTAACTGATGAGGTTTCTCTCTTGTCGTAAAATAATGCAACTGAGGTTGGGTTGTCTTCTTCTTTTATTTCATGAGTAAAATTAACATCTAATTGTCCAATAAATTCATCATTTATAGTAACACTATATACACTGTGGTCATCGGCATAATCAATAGCTGCTTGGAATTGAGCTATAGCTTGATTATCAGCATCTGCTTGACTAATACAGCTTGTAACTGCACCGTATGGTAGGTTTATTTCTACAGGTTCACTGCAATCTTCTAAATTACAACACTGTACTGTTACAGTATGTGATAAAGCTTGACTGTAGTAGATTGTACTTCCTCCACAATATGGTAATGGTTTACCTGACATGTAAGGTAGTAATACTAGTTTCTGCCAATCTTCAACTAATGTTGGAGAATCTGCAGGTAGGGAGTATAAAAACTGTAATGGTTTATCTTCTGCAACAAATACATTACTGGAAGATAGTTGTTTTGAGTTAATTGAGTTTGATTGTTGTCTATAGTAGTATACACCGTCACAGTAGTATCCATCAATTGCAATAGATAAGTCATCATCCCTATATAGAGTATCTCCTGTTCCAATATAAGGTGTATTAGTAAAATGGTGTAGAAAAGACTTACATTTTTCCTGGTAGTGGTGAGTTTTAGGAGAAAAGAATGAAATTAATTTCCATATTATAAAGATTGCTGCGACTATGAAAAAAGCTGTAGATAGTCCTGCGGCGGACCATAATCCGGTTGCATTAAGTGCAGGGAATGGTCCTGGTATGGTACTAAGGAATGAGTTTGCAAATTGAAATATAGAATCGCCTAATAATGTAGCTACTAATGCTACACCGGTTCCTCCAGCGATTGCAGCCCAATTTACATCTCCATCCCAGCTTCTATTGTACCCATTTACAATACCCCTTGTAAACTTCCTAAATACGTGCATTAAACCTGTTATAGGAAAATGTTTTTTCTTAGCTAATGAATATGTGGTGAAAACACTATCGTTTGAATTTCTTTGATTTGAAGCATCATACCCCATGTAGTAACGGTACTGTTGTGGTTGATCAAGTACTGAGTCGTTATTGTAAATGGTTGTGATTTTACCCACATTTCTCATTGTAGGTTCTATACATGCATGAGATGTTGGTTGATTTCCATTAGTACCTAAATCTAAAGTCTCCATAGGACCTAATGTCACTCTTTTGGAATTAACTCTCCTTTTTAAAAACCAATGCCAAGTAACTCTTGTCTCATACCTAAATTTAAGCCCATAACTTCGAGACCATGGGTCCCCTACTCTGTATACTTTTCCATTATATCCATAAAAATAAGGTAAGGCAGGGTTGTTAAAATACGGACTACTATATACACTAGTTCCACTACCCCAGTTATTTATTGATGAAGAAGAGTAGAGTTTAGTCGTTAAGCTCGAACTACCTGCTTTAGCATCATATGCCGAGTAGGTGTGTACCCCTGTTGTATATTCATATAATACACTTTCTAAACAAGTATATGTTAAAGTTATAGATACATTATTAGATGGTATGCTTCTATTTTTAGCTAATGCTATTGAAATATTTAAATACTCAGTTACCCTCTCAGGATCTCCATTATATATTACATAATATGTTTTTGTACCACTACTTGGACTACCATCTTCAGTAAATTTCTTTGTTAAGATATTACCTTCATAGTTACATAATTCATATAAACCATTGATTTCATCAGAGACAGAAACTATACTCTCGTTAGGAGTATTAAAATGTATTGAACCAAAATCTACGCCTGAAGGAATAGATAATTGGAATACTCCTCTCCCATAACCTGTATTATCTAATTTAAGTGTTTTTGTAACTGTGTTAAATCTCAAACCTGAGCTATATTCGTCGCTTGATCCCCAACTAGGTGAATTACTTGTGAAATCACTTCTATTAAATGTAAATGTAGTTGTAGCCATATCTTATTTCATTAATTATGATTGATAGTTAGATATCTCAGTTTGAGTACTTAAAACTGAATCACTGGTACTGAAAGCAAGAGTGTACATGATATCACTTACCCTAGAATTAGCAGTATAGTAGCCTGGATGTATACCAAAAGCTATCGATTTTCCTGGACCTAAAGTCCAATATGTGTTCCCAGAATACTGTGGTGAGGAATTCGTAAGAGTACCACCTCCGGGGGATATATTCTGAGTTCCTCCTATAGTACCGACATATAGGTAACTATTACCACTATTTCCATCGAAAAGTATCTCAGCTACTGCATCCGGGTAGTATGTACCACTACTTGTTGTTTTAGCTTTTAACCTTATGTAAACAGTCTCGTCTGAATTATTTGTAACACCGTGTACTTTACCTGTACCTGTACCGTCCGTTACAGATTGCCCTGCATTCCAACTATAATTTGTAGGCATACCATAGTAAGTGGGAAAACTTGCACCACTTGAATTAGATACATAATTGTAGATGAATATATTAGCGGTTGAAGCAGGGTTTCCTGAGCTGATTGGAGAACCTAATTCTTGGCTAAGACATCCATCACAGTATCCATTCTCGTCTAATATTTTTAACTTATGTACATCATCATCAGTCTGTACAACTGCATAATTATATTGGGTTAATTCATTGTATGTTACATTTACAGCAGAACGGTAAGTATTTTGTTCTCTATTGTATATAAACGCAGTGTGGTTAAAATTTCCTATATCTGTTACAGTATCGTATACTATAGAGAATAGTGAATTTAACTTTGTTCCAATCGTTACTCTAAAATATCTTGCCATAATTAACTACAATAAATAAATTCACCGCAAGTATCGAAGACATTAGCTGCACCTGGGGTTGGGTAACTTGACCCTGATACAAAATAAATAGTGTCGTCTATTGCGTTATTAGTTGATGATTTTCTCCTATAGTAACCTTCGTCAGATTTTACTGTTAATGCCAAGTTCTCATACCATATTAAATCCTCGATAGGGTTTGTTTCAAAGTCTACTCTATTAAAGTATACGTTCTTAGTTGTATCACAGCTACCACATATTGTATTATAACTAAGATTGGAGTAATAACAGAAATTTAATACTACAGCATTAGATAAACCTACTAAGGCGTATATTGTTATATCCTCATCTACAAGACGGGTAAAGTATGTACTAGTTGATAATATACCTGTAGAGCCATCTGGTGTAAAACTCCATCCTATAAATTGTTCAGGGGGATTTTCAACATTAGTTATGGTACCTGTAACTGTAGTTCCTGCTGTTACTTGTTTTGTAACAGATCCATTAGGAGCACTAACGGTTCCTTCTAATGTGATATTATAGAGTACTTGAGGGTCTAAGACCGAACAAGCGTAGGTTACATTTCTTATACTTGGATCTCCAGTCTCTTCAAAGCTACAATCATAACACGATACCTCTTGTGGGTATCCTCTCCATTGAGAGGATTTTGTTATATCATCTAAAGTATCTACATCTCCGGCATAGGCTGGGTCGAATAAGGGTATTTGAGCATCTGCTATATTTTCAGAAAATTTAGTATTACCTTCAACATTATCTTGAGCATTGTATTTTTGAGACCCTCTTATAGAAGTTGATCTAGGATTTTCGGTGGACCCTGTATCAAACATTTTAAAAGGTCCTGTAGAAGGTACTTTAGGCATATTCTTACTTTATATTAGATTAAATGATTTTCTATATTTTTAATACGTTTCTCTAGTTCAAGTATAGCTTTATGCATATGAGCTATTACTGGTCTATCTGACATACTTAACATTCCTTCATCATTAGTAAATACAGCATATGGGATAGCTTCTGCTACTTCCTGTGCTATAAAACCAGCATCTTGTCTATTATCTTTTTCATATTCATATGATGTAAATTGTTTCAGAGTTTCTAAACCATTAGTAATCTCTTGTATATTTGATTTTAGACGTCTGTCTGAAGTTGTTATAAAGTCATTAGCTGTAATATCTCCTGTTGCTGTCATTGCAACAGTTTTGATGTTACCATCTACTTCTAGTTTTTCATTAGGGTTACTAACTCCTATACCTAATTTTCCTGTTGATGTTAGTGTCATTGCGAGTCCTACTCCTTCTGGAGAGTGCCCCATATAAAATTCTAGTCGTGGGTTGTCACTTCTTAAAACTGTCCTAACCTCAGGCCAAGATTCAAGACTTGCTCCTTGAACACCCCCTGTAAAAGAACCCCAGTAAAGAAAGTTACCTAAATGTAAGTGATTTCCTGATATATGTCCATCAACATCAAGTTTATAATTAGGGTCTGGGCTATCTGTTCCGATACCTACGTTACCCCCCGTATCTATAACTAATGCTGTACCAGTTGTTAAAGAGTCACCATCAAAATCAAAAGCAATTTTAAACTTTGAATCACTAGAATCCAGTCCAACTGAATAAGAAGGACCAGTAGCTTCATCATAAAACCTCATGAAAGAATCATTGGATCCTCCACTGTTAGATTTTAAAGTTAACAAAGCATTAGCAGTATCTCCTGCAACTTCAAGTTTAGACCCAGGACTAGTCGTTCCGATACCTACGTTGCCATTTAAAAGTAAAATGTCACCTCCTCCTGTAGCGTTAATTGCAAAATGCCCTGTTCCATTATGATTAATGTCAAAATTACCATTATCACCTGGGTTTTTAAAAAACCTAGTGTCGTATGTTCCTCCTGAAGGATCTTCTGAGCCTATAAAATCTAGATAAGCAAGACCATCTCCTATCCTTCCTCTACCTATTTTTATACCATATCCTCCAGATCCATGACCTATTAGTAAACCTCCATCGTCACCTGTAGTTCTTATAAAACCTGCAACATCTAATTTATCATTAGGGGTATTGGTACCTATCCCTATACTTCCTGAGAAGAATGATGGTAGGTTACTTTCTATATTCAATGCTCTAGCTGTCCCACCTATATTGGATACAGGTTGATCATTTGATATATTAATATACTGGAAATCTCCTGTTATTGTAGTACCGGCAGATTGATCAAAATCGAAGTTAAGTAAGCTAATTTCTCCTGCTGTACCTGCAGTTAATTGCACTTCTGTATGTGTTCCCCACAGGTAATTAACAGTACCACTAGCGTTATTTAATGAAGTTTCATTTACACCTGCAATAACGGTACCAACTGTTCCTGCACCTTTAATAGATGCCTGATTGTAGGAAGGATATATGTAACTAAAGTTACCTGCTCCTGTAACTCTACCTATATTATTTTGAGTTATTATTCCTCTGTTATTGAAATCAGTAGTACTATCCACTCTATTAACGACTCCATAACTTTCTGATACACTATCTGTTGTGTTTTCTTTAGTAATATCGTAAAATAAGCCTACATCTGTATCAGTAGAAGTATTTGCTTTCTTTAATGTAATTATTGAATTTGCTATAGGAGAGGAAGTATTTACAAGAAGAGTGTTTGTTTTCGTATCCCCGTCTATGTTTAAAGTACTCCCATCAAAAGTCAAATTTGAACTTCCATCTAATTCTGAAGTTGTATTCCATGTTGCAATTTGATTATTGACACCTGTTCCTGTAACTGTTCCAGTACCAGTTGTAAATCCACACCCATCTATGATTGTACCGACTCCAGTATCGAAGTCTGATATAGATGAAGTAGTAGTAGAGAAAGTACCTCCTAAAGTTAAATTTCCAGAATCGGTAACTGTACCTGATAAGGTAATACCTGCTACTGTTCCTGTTCCTCCTACCGATGTTACAGTCCCTATACAAGTTGTTTTATCGTTAAAAGTATTCCAATCAGTTGAAGAAAGGTATCCGTCTGTAGAAGTTGTTGCTTGTGTTATACCGATTGTACCTGTGTCTGTAATTGGACCTCCTGTCAATGGAGAAGTTGTTCCTATACTAGTCACTGATCCTACTCCGGTTAAATTAGTACCATCCCCTACAAAAGAACCGGTAAATGAACCGGTAAAAGGAGATGTTAAATCGTTAAATTGCAATGAACTAGATACTAAGTTAGATGGTAGTATTGCATCTACATTTCCGGTTGTTACTATTCCTACTTCTGTTATATCAGCTTGAGTAAAATGCTCATTTGCTTCAAAATTAGTAGTTTGATCATGATCTATTTGAGCAGAACTTGATACTAATGTTGGTTTGCTGGTTATGTCGTCAAATGCTACAGAATCAGCTTCTACTCCGGTTAAACCAGATCCATCTCCTACAAAAGAACCGGTAAATGAACCGGTAAAAGGAGAGGTTAAATTATTAAATTGTAATGAACTAGATATTAAGTTAGAAGGTAGAATTGCATCTACATTTCCGGTTGTTACTATTCCTACTTCTATTATATCAGCTTGAGTAAAATGCTCATCTGCTTCAAAATTAGTAGTTTGGTCATGATCTACTTGGATAGAACTTGATACTGTATTAGAAGGTAGAATTGCATCTACATTTCCGGTAGTAACTGTTCCTACAGTTGTAATATCTTCTTGCAGAAAATGCTCATCTGCTTCAAAATTAGTAGTTTGGTCATGATCTATTTGGATAGAACTTGATACTAAAGTTGGTTTATCTGCTATATTATCAAATAATACTCCTTCAATTTCAGTTCCATCTCCTATAAAAGAACCGCTAAAGAAAGAGCCGGTAAAAGAAGAACCTTTTGTGGAACCTATTACTTTTAAATTTCCAATCGTTAAAGATCTTGCCATATTTTAATTTTTATTTTTTATACTATTCTTACGACTATTAAATCATAGTACCTATACATCCCATAAAGAGGTACACCTGCTGCTGCAGCTTCTGCGTCATCTTCGTAACTATTCTCAAAAACTGTACTGGTTATTGGTCCGTCAACTACCAGACTACCTGATATATTTAGACTTCCAGATAATTCTAGTGATCCTGTTATGTTTAGAGAACCGGTAGCTTCTAATGCTTGTGTGGTATTGGAACCGGCATTAACTGTTATACCGCCTGTCACATCTACATCACCGTCCATTCTTAACTCTCCTGTCATATCTATATAACCAAAGGAATCAATAGATATACGCTCTGTTGGAGTACTGGGATCTGTAGTTGTAAAGATACTAAATTTTCCACCAATACCGCCTGAGGAGTATTCAGTAGCTCTAATGCTTGCTAATTCTATATTAGTATCATTTCCACCATAAAATCCTATTTTACTGGAAAGAGTATTAGGTGATATAACTGTTGATTCTACTTTTATTTCAGGTGTATCTCCTTTCAAATGTAGTATAGAATCAGGATCAGTTTCTCCGATACCTACTTTTTCAGATACTATTACACTACCTGTCACATCTAAACTACCAGTTATTTCGGCAGAATTAGGTTTTAAGAACATAATTGGATTTGCCCCTGCAGTACCGAATTTCAAACCTTCCCCTGAGTAGTTATATATAAATCCAAAGCCGTCACCATCATCGTCCCATCCAAACTCTACTTTAGAAGCACCATCTTGACTAATATTAAAGGCTGGATCTCCGCTTGTTATACTAGAGTTTTTATCAATTATAATCCTATCTGCATTATTGAATCTAGTTAGTACAGTTCCACTACCATTTATAGTACTTGATATAGATGAAGAGATTATAGTAGTACTATCTTCCCATATAGGTAGGTAGTTAGTCGAACCTGTTCCGTGAACTACTCCAGTTAAATTAGTACCATCTCCTGTAAAAGAACCAGTAAATGAACCGGTGAAAGGAGATGTTAAATCGTTAAATTGTAAAGAACTGGATATTAAAGTTGGCTTATCGGTTATATCTTCAAATGCAACAGAATCGGCTTGATCTGCTTTTAAAGCATGTGATGAGGATACTTCAAAAGTAATCTCATGTGATGCAGAGACTGCAAAATGTGCATATGATGAAGTAGTAGCATAAGAAGAGCTTACAACTCCTGTAACATTGGAACCGTCCCCGTAAAATCCTTCAGAAGCAGTAACGCTTCCTGTGATTATGAGAGTATTATTAAAAATTTGTTGATTAGCCATGTTCTATTTTATTTATACTTGTCTTTTGAAAGCAGTTATTAACATATTAACATCATATGTACCTATTGATGCATCTAACTTCAATACAGCTTCCGTAGTTGAAGAAGCATCTATAGAAAAGGATGTAGTATTAATTGCAAAATCTGGGAAGGTATATGTGTCATTAATTGTAGAGTTACCTGCTTGATCCCATCCCCCAAATAATGTTCCTACTTTTTTCTCTGATTCATTTGTGTTTGAAAGTGAATAATCAACTTTTATACCTGTATATCCTGTAGAACTATCTATAGGAAATGTATATAAATCGTGATTTCCTACTAGACTAGAAGAATGAAAGTGTATTAATTCTACCCCCGGTAAACCTGGATATCCTTCAGATGCTATTGTTACTGATCCTACTGCATCTATTGCTCCTGATACTATTAAGGAACCAGTTATTTCTGCATCACCATCTCTTGTTCCATCCCATTCTGTCTCTATTCCTGTTAATCCACTTCCGTCTCCTACAAATGACCCGGAGAAAATTGAACCGGATATTTCTAAGGTATCGGTAAAATCTACTATCGCTGATGAACCAGAAACCGTAAAAGAACCGGTTATTTCTGCATCACCATCTCGAGTACCATCCCATTCAACTCCTGTTAAATTAGCTCCATTACCGTGAAAGGAACCTGAAAATGCAGAAGCGGAAACCTCATTATATACCGTTACTTGACCGGTTGAAAAATCACCATATATTAAAGGTGTGTCAGAGATTGCGTTATTAATGTATAGTTTATTGTCTATATTAGAAGTAAAATTAGTAGGACCTGCAAGATATCCTAAAAATACGTTATTTGAACCTTTAACATTATACCCTGCATAAGCTCCTATTGCAGTATTTCCATTATCATCCTGATTCAAGGAATATAGTGTAGTAGTTCCTACAGATGTATTATAATTACCGGTAGTGGTTGATCTAAGTGAGCGATAACCTATTGAAGTATTGTGTATACCGGAAGTGATTGCGTTTTGACTTATTGAACCTATAGCAGTATTATGCTTACCGTTACCTGTTCCTCCTAATGTACCGGTACCTAGGGCTGCGTTATGACATCCACTATTGTTTCTACCTGCTAGGTATCCTACTAAGGTTGAACAATTTCCTGATAATTGACCTGAGTAGTTTCCTATAGTTACTAGGTTACGTCCTGTTGCTTGATTGGCGGCATTAATTCCTATAGCTATTCCGTTAAGAGCATTTGTTGAATCAGCATTAGATAACGAACCTTCTCCAATTCCTAAAGAAGTAGAATTTAAATTATGTATTTTAATATTCTCATCTACGATTGTAACCCCTTTCAAATCTATAGTTGGATCTGATCCTGATACTATAAATGAACCTGTTATTTCCGCATCACCATCTCTTGTTCCATCCCATTCAGATTCTACACTAAGTCCTGTTAACCCAGACCCGTCTCCTACGAACGACCCAGAGAAGATTGAACCTGATATAGAGTTTACGTTTGTGAAGTCAACTTTTACAGATGAACCGGAAACTGTAAAAGAACCGGTAATTTCTGCATCACCATCTCTTGTTCCATCCCATTCCTGGGTTACTGTTAAACCTGTTAATTCGGATCCATCACCTTTAAATGAACCGGTAAATGAATTTGCTGTTACTCCTCCTTCTATATTTATTTCACCTGTAGAAAAATCTCCTAATATTAAAGGAGTATCTGATGCTTGATTATTTATGTAAAGTTTATTAGACTCTGCTGTTGAACTAGCAGGTCCTGCACCATTACCCAAATGTACATTACCTGACCCACCTGTTAGGTTTATTCCTGAATTTGCACCTATTGATACGTTTGAATCCCCGTTACTTAGTGTTAGAAGTGAATTAGAACCTAAAGCAACTGTATCACTTGAATTTAAAGCATTCTTCAAAGAACCGTAACCTAAAGATGTATTATTATCTCCTGTTAAGTTCTTACTAGTCTGGTAACCTATTCCTGTATTTTGTGTAGCCCCGGATATACTATCTCCTGCTTCTGATCCTATTAGTACGTTATTATCACCATCATCTTGACTAATTCTACCTGTAATACCTACAACGGATCCATCAAAAGTGAAGTTACCTTCTCCTTGTACTAGACCTGATGTACCGGTAGCAGTAACTATTCTATTGTTAATATTATCCTGTATGGTAAGTCCTCCTGTTCCTCCGTTTAACGGTACAGTGTAATAGTCTGTAGCAATATCAGTATCGAAGTGAAGCCTTAGAGTATCGCCACCGTCGTGTATAGAACTAGAGTGAATAACTGATCTAAAATTGTTATCCATCTCTGTATGTGTCAAAGATGTTCCTTTCTCTAGTCTATATGTTAATCCAGGTATTGCCATTGTATGTCTTTGTTATAAATATCTGATTTTATTCTTATGCTCCTACATATATTATAAATGCTAGAGCGTAGTATGGTGGTAGGTTTTTATTATCTCCATCTACACCTGTACTGTTTGTAGTAAAAGTGTGGTTGTGGTTTGCTGATTCAGTTGATGTTTTACCTAATGTAGCTGCTCCTGTACTACCATGTATCCTGTATCCAGCATTTCCTCCTGTACTGTGTGCTAGTGTAGGGTAGTTGTTATTTGATAGTGTCTGGTTATTTGATTCTCCGAAAGTTTTGTGACTGTGGGATGCGTTAGAGCTGGCGGTAGTTCCTCCATGTGTATGTGAAACTACAACTGCATCTTTTGAACCTCCAGTTATTTTAGCTGTACCCTCTATAGTTGTTTTAGCTGCTCCTCCATTATCTGCATTTGCACCTACTATAAACTTGTTTCTCAAATCTGGTGCTGTTATTCCATTATATGTTTCACCATCACATAGTTCCCAACCTGCAGGCTTATTTGCAATTGTACCAGACCACATTATAATTCCTCCTATAGGTACTGGTGCTGCTGCTATTTTTTGAAATAAACCAGTTGAAGTAGCAACTACTGCACTTGTTGAATCTGATGCACCGTCGTCTAGTGTACCAACTTTAAGTGTTTCTGAAGTTTCTATATGTCCTTCTACTGTTAATCCTACATCAGAAGGAAAATTAGTATTAATACCTACCTTACCGCTTGCTTGTGCACTAAATATTACTTCGGAGTTTGTATGTTCTCCTGCAAATGAATTAATAATATTAAATCCTTCATTTTTATTTTGACTATCGGTGTTAATAGCTACTACTATGTTACCTCCATTAGTCTGTGTTGGAGATGATATGAATAATCCTCTAGGTTCTGAATTGTTAGGTATCAGGTCTCTTTTTCCATCTCCGTTTTCTGAGCTGTATATACTGAATGGTAATGGGGATAGAAAAGATTGTAGTTTGTCGTCCCCTGATGGTGAGATTCCTATTCCTTCTTCCCCTACTAAACTTAACTGTCTGTTTGGTATTTTAGTTCCAATACCTACTCTAGATATACCTTCACTAGTTCTTGTGAATGTAGCTGCTACAATATTATCTGCGTTGTCATATCTACTGTTTGGGGGGTCTGAAGGATTGATTTTTGCTGTTCCTATTCCAATATGCACTTTTCCAAATCCTTCATCTTTCGGGAAGTTGTTTGTAAAATATAGGTCGTTAGTAGTACTATCCACTCTTCCTATCTGCCCTATATAGGTACTACTTTCGTAGAAATTTATACTAGCGTGTCTGGTATGTGCTTCATTAAAAGGATTATTACTACCTTTAAGGTTTATAGAAGCTCCACCGGATCCTTCTCCATGTATATCTAATTTTTCCTCAGGGGTACCTGTTCCGATACCCAAGAATTTTTGTGCTCTATCAAATTTAAAAGAACCAAGAGCATCGAATTGGCCATCGGTATTAAATTGTATATCTCCTGTATTTCCTGCTGCAGTTGCTGTTAAGCTATCTGTATTAAGAGCGGGTAGGTTTATTTCCTGATACCTGTTAGGACCGTAGTCTTCTGTAGCAGTATCCAAGTTCTCACTCCCTGTATAGTGTAGTCTTAGTCTTGTATTATCATTATGAAGTGAACTTGAATAGAAGAACTGTGATTGGTTCCTGTCCATTTCATCGTAAGATAAAGCCTTTCCTTTGTTTGTTCTAAGAATTATACTCATTTTTTTAATCTTTTATGGTCGTAGATACTACCCTACTAAATACTTATATAAATATTAACCTAATCTGTTTACTCCAAAATTCATATCCAGCTTAGTGACTATAACTGTATCGGTTTCTGCTGATTTAGGAAGTGGTTGTCCTAGCTTACCTACAGCTACTAATTCATTAGCATCATTATATAGACCTACTGTTGTAATATATGGTTGAAAAGTTGATCCAGAAACATTATTTGCTATCTGTCCATCTGCTGTTTTTAAAGCTGTCTTATTTAAAGTGTGGTTAAATTCTCCGGTCTTAATCCTACAGTGGTAATTATGCGTGTATATTGGTAGATTTGATTTCCATCTTAATATAGCGTCAAAGTATACATTATAATACACTGCTATTTTTTCATCTGTTATAATAATTTGTCCGTGTGGATAAATTACATTACCTACATAGACTCTAGGAGATGAGTATTTAAAATATAATCTTCCTTCTCCATCGTCTACTATTTCATTACAACTTTTAGGTACTGTAGTTGTATCTAAATATTCACCTCCTCCTTCTGAGGTTTCATTCACGTATGTTGATTCATCTTGTATGTAGTCTGGATCGTTAAGTGTGCAGTTATCAGCAGATGTTTCAAATAGAAAATCTGTGTTTTCTATATATAGATTATTTTCTATATCAAATGAATCCTCACCTGTTTCTGTTGCATAACTATCTAGTACATAGTTATCATAACTACCATCTTGTGGATCGCTTCCATACTTTAAATCAGGTAGAATAGAAATAGATTTAGGTTCTATATGAGTTCCGTAAACTTCTTTTGGCAAAGAAAAAATAGCTACTCTAGAATTTAACTGTCTAGAACCGCTAACTTCGTAAGATGATTGTAGGTAATTCTCATAAGAAGAAGATGTAGTTAATTCTGAGTTGTTGAATTGACTGTAGTATAGGTGGTGGTTGCTTTCAAAAACTAACCTCTTATTAAAAGTAGTGCTTCCAGAATTGGCTATATTTCCTCCGTATGTATTATCGGAGGAATCAGGTATATATGCTCCTGAACCTGATAGTCCAAATATATTCTGTATACCAAGATCTGTATATTGACTACCGCTAGCTATCCATGATTTACGGGCGGAATAAGTCGATATATATGCATCCTGTTGATTTAGTTTTTTGTAAGCACTCATTCATTAATAATCTAGTTTGATTCTTACTAAAGCCTCTTTTGTAAAGTCTTTAAGAAGTGGTCTAGATAGTTTAGCTACCCCTAATAGATCGTTATTGTCGTTATATAATCCTACTGTTGTAATATATGCTTGAGGAGTATTGATCATTACATCGTGACGTAGTTCTCCTGAGCTTGTTATGTTTGAAGGATTGGTTGAGTAGTTAAATTCACTATTTCGAACTCTTACAAATACGTAGTTAGAAGAAATAGTCTCTTCTGATTGTAGTGAACCACTTGCTCCATTTTTAATTGCATTGTAAAACTTACCTAAATTGTTAGCAGAACCGTCTGTTGCATCATCATTACCGATATTTACACCTTCCGATGTGTCTAAATTCAGAGCAGTTCCGTTAAGGACTACTATACCAACATCTGGTAAGAATTTACCGTAGCTTCCGTGATTAGTAGTAAATCCATTACCTCCATCCCAAGATGATCCATCTGAGCCGCTTATAATGTCATATACTCGACCTGCATCTACATAAGATACAGTAGTTAAATCGGCACTATTATCTGTTAGATGTAAAGTTCTATTACCATTTGTTAATTTTAAGTTAAAAGAACCTGGTAGTAGTTTCTCCTTGTATCTGGCTCTATCCACACTCATTACATATATGTATTCAGATTCATATGTCCCAAAAACGAACCCTGTTTCTTCGTCTCCGAAAATTAAGTTTCTATACTGTCCGTAAATAGTTGATGATGGTGATTTAGATGATACATTCGTATTATATGGTACAGATCCTCTACCTAATTTATCACCATAAGCGATAGCAAATTGTACGTTTGCTTGGGTTGTTGTCCCTGTTTCGTTTTCGTATATTTCGTAAAAATAATTTCCTGTATTTGCTGCTACTTGATCTGATGATGTATGGAAGGATGTTAAGTATTTAGTATCTGTTGACCATAATGGCGCAACTACTGATTCAGCACTTATTGAAATATCTTCTGGATCTAATCTTTTAAATGACATATCTTATTAATTATTTACTTTTACGATTGTGATTGGTACAGTTACTCTAGCTCCTGAATCTCTTCCTATCACTGTGATAGTTGTCTGTAATGTTGATTGTCCTGCAAATAACGTGTTAATAGTAGTTGCAGTTAAGTTGATTGATGTACCTATAACTGTTTTAGAAACATTAGTACCTAAAGTAGTGGTAGAGTTTAACCTCTCTGCTTCTGGTGTGTTTATCCCTACTCCGTTGTATGTCTGTAATACTCTAGTATCTGCTATTGTTGCTACATAACCTCCTGCTTCAAAGGTTTGAGTTGAACCTAAGTAGTTTAATGTTTGAGGAGTTATAGCTAGAGATGCTCCTTGTTTTAATCTAATTGAACTATATCCGATATCTAGAATAGGTAGTTTAGCGGTTCCTCTAGGTAGTGTAGTTAATTTATATTTCATGATTTGAGTCTCATCAGGAAAAGCTTCTAATAATGGCAAGTTTTCTATCGCTTGTCCATAGTAAGCCGAACCTAAAGGATGTGTTGGATTATACAGGGTATAATCTACCTCATCATCAGAAAGAGCGAATTGAGTTATTTTAAAGGAGCCATCTCCTCTTGCAAGTAGTTCCCTACCTTTTTTAGTCAATATTGCATCAACCGTAACTATTGAATTATCTAAATATCCCATTTTAGTATTTTTCTATATATTATAAATATCTTAAATTATTATTTTATTATTTTATTATGTCTGATCTACTATATACCCTATGTACGGACATTGAGATGAAGAAGTAATTAACCCGAAGTCATCCGTGTCAACTATTGTATTATTACCTTCCACATAAATCCTTGAGTTATTAACTAACTGTATTCTATTCTGTCCTGTTCCAAATCTAAATATATCGAATCTGTTGACTTTCGTAAATACGGTGTCTATAGCAAAAGTTGATATTGGTAATATTACCCAATTTTTGTAGATGTCTCTAACTACTATTGCTTGTTTACCGCTTTTTGAAATTGAAACAACTCTTACATATTCCGGTATTGAGGTGCCATCTAGATATTCTCTAAAAGTTACTAAAACATCCCCTATGCTTAAGAAATCTGAGGAATTATTAGTAGAGAATGTAATTTGAGTCTGTCCTGGGCCGAATGGTTGTGTTAATGTTAGTTCTAAGTCGCTTAATGTAGATGTAGGTAGTTCGGTTTCTGCAGTATGAAATAACTCCTGTTTAACCCTATTTTCTAAAGCGCATATATAATCTGTATCACTGTCTGATGAGAATACCTCTCCTGTAAATGTACGTCCTGCTATAGTTGGCGCTATTCCTGCACTTTCTAATGCCGATGTTTTACTCCCGTTATATCTTGCGTTAATCCATCCTGTATCGGAGTACATTGAATCTTGTATTGATGCTTTATCTGCTGTTAAGTTTAATAGCGCATCTATATTAACCGGTGTGTTTGTTCTTTCTGATTTATCGGAAGTCATTAGGGTTTTTGATTTCCTGTTTAACTCTGCATTACTTATAAGAGGATTATATTCACTAAACCCAAATTGCACATCTTGAAGGAAAGGTGTAAATGTAATATCTTTGATCGTAGATTCAAATATATCTGCATCATCGATATTTGGAATATAAACTGGGTCTATTACGAAGTAGAAAAATGGATTTCTGGCTGGATAGTATGTTTTAGATAGTATGTTCATATTAAATACTATTTCCTCAAAAGTAAATCTTACTGTCTCTATCTGTTCCAGTATCCCTTCTATGTACGTATTATCACTCTGTCCGTTAATTGAAAATGCATCTACAGATACAATCAGACTTTTAATTACTCCTTGCCTTGGTGTTGTATTCTCCACTTCATTTACATTTAAATGTATAACATGAGGTTTATTTAACTCCCCGCTAGTAAAATGTAAATCTATAAATGTACTCTCAGTCATTGTTTTTAATATTCTTTTAATTTAATTCTCCTTCTACTCTAATTACCTACAAAGGACATTCACCATACCTACTATCACTACAATGGATATACGTAGTACTAAAGGGGGCTGGGTCTGATGATGAATAGCTCCAAAAACCGGTATCTTTTGTCCAATACCTAGATATATTTCCGTCAGTGTACCAACCTGTTGGTGCATATTCTGGGTTATCTACCTCTTGTGGGTCTTCAATGAAGATAGCAGGAGGTAGTACAGGTAGAGTAATAGTTCCAGCTTGAATGTCTGTTAATTTATGTGTAAAAAATTCACTTGCTGTTTCAGCTTCTGTAAACACTGTTAATGTTGTACTTTCACAGCATGCGTTATCTACTATACTATTGTAGTAAAGTTGAAATTCGTTGTAAGTTGGTTGAAATGTAGCTGTTCCTACACTTATACTATATGGATTAATTAAAGTACAATTTTCACTATTTATTGCTTCAAATCTTAAGGAAATTTTCGAGTATGTTAGGTATGGGTTATCATTTGAACTTAGAAAACTTTGAATCTTTTTAAATGTATCATAACCTGCAGATGTAGACGAACTATTCGGGTCTACAGCGTTTGCTTCAGGATAATCCTCTAAAAGGTCATCCAGATTTTCTGTTCTTATTGGTTTAGTAGGATCGACTTCGACCCAATTACCAATATAGGATGTACCTGAACAACCGCTTATGGTGCCGAAATTAAATAATGATAGTGCATCACTACACCAACTTAATCTGAATCTAAATGTTGTAAAATCTTCATATACTCCTCCAAATCCATACGGGAAGATATACTCTCCATTACTGTTAGTATTAAAAATATTATTTAAAGGTCCAATAGTACAACTATTAAAAGGAATAGATGTTTCTATATTACAATTTGGGTTATTATTATCTTGAATCTTTATGTTTATATTAGGTTCTTCTCCATATATATTTAAAGGAAATGTAAAATCTTCAACCTGTTCCGGTTGGTAAGAAACTTCGTTTATTATGTACGATACTGCAGTATTTGGGGAGTTGCTGCGGTTCCACCAGGTAGTCAAGTTATAGGATTGGTTAGGTGTTATTTGTGGTGGTATTGTGTTTTGTAATAAAGCTAAGTTACATGATACAATTATAGCTTCTCTTGTATTCTCACATTCTCCTTCAAATAGGGTATCATTTTCTTGATGGTATGCAGTGACTTGAAATACTTGGTATTGGCTGTACCCTTGTTGTAAAAAGTTATACGTTGTAGTATCTCCTGTTAGAGCAACTGTAATTCCCTCTGTTTCAACCTCGTAATCATACAGCCTAGTAGCACCTTCAAACATATTACCTAAGTTATAGTTAGTAAAGTTACTATTTGTACTATCTGGGTCTATTATAAGTCTAGTTAGATCAGTAGTTTCTAATGTACATGCATTTGATGGTGCATCTTTGAAAAACTGTACTTTATATTTTACATTAGAATACTCTAAATTTTTAAATGGATTATTTTTATTTAATTCACCATTTGTAATTTTTATATTTGATTGATGTAACTCTCCATTGAACTTAGGCTGATCATTTCTCTTATCATTAGTACCTTTTCTTCCTATTGGGGTCTGTATGTAGTAGGATGTACTAGTAGAAGATTCTTTATTAAATAATGTACCTTCTGCTCCATTTCCTATGTTTTTATAAGCTCCTCCGTTAGACCCTGTTATAAAAGCAGTATCTATTGAACCACTATATTCAGGTTGTGTCCAAGTCATTATAGGAGATGTATGCTTACTTCTCTCTAAAAGATGCGGTTTAATTATTACTCCTGTATCTGTTACAGATCTAGCAGGAACAAAGTCTCGAACCATTCTAAATACTACATTATCAAAGAATTTAATCAACCTAACAAAATCCTTCAAGTTATATTTATCTACGTTATCGAAGATTTCTTTAGCATATTCCTGTAAATCGCTGTACTTATTTGTTTTTATATCTCTTGGATCCCCTATATAGTTGTCAATATTAAAAGTACTATTTGGAAATAATATATTGGATTGTGATACTATGTAATTATTAATATTATCTGAAGGTGAGAATCCTACTTCTATTCTATGTAAGTCGTTAGTGTAGATATTTTCTTTATTTGATATACTTGTATAAAAGGATAGTGTGTTTCCTTCTACTATACTACCTGTATTATCTAATCGTACCTTATCTAAAGAACCGGTCCAGGCTTGCTCTCCTCCGTAAAATGGTAAGTCTTCTGTGGATTGTCCTCCGTATACTTTAATTTTAAGTATATCAGAAGGTATTCCAAAACAGTTTATTAATGCTCTTAATCCTCTTTCCGTACCTTTACTTTTTAATAGTAGAGGAAGGTTGTGGTAGATTCTTTTATAAATCTCTTTTTGATAATCGTTTTGAGATAATTGATCTTGGTTAGATTTTATTATTCCAGCTCTACCATCTCTATCAGATAAGTACTCTCCTTGTGTATCATAAGAATTAACAGTAAAGTATTTGAATAGATCTTCTGCTGATTTATTACTTGTGTATAGTTTAACTCCAAAGTTTTTTAGTAATTCTTCTACTAAGTCTTTAGATACCCCTCTATCTAACCTATTGTCTGCATCATATTTTTTAGAAACAGAATCTGTATATAACCATAGATTGTCAAAATGCTGTGCTATCATATGAATGAATAATTCATATGGTTGGTTTGCAGGATCTTCTTTAAGGTATGAAGGTATTGTATTAGTTAATATATCAACGTTTTGTGCATCATAACGAATTGCACTTTGTAATTCTGTATTATACCATTCTGTTGCTTCTGTAGTTGAGGATGGTTGATTTATGAAAGGTTTAGTTGAATTACTCTTAGGCCATGCAGAAGATGAATTAGTATAGAATAAGTGTCTTTCGTAGTGATCTAAATTATTAATTACACCTTTAATAAGATTTTCATAATATTCTTTACTCCCTGTTATACCTTGTCCTGTATAATTTGAAGAAGAAAGTAGATCTAAATTATTTTGGTAACTCTCAATTAAATCTAGTTTATATTTAAAGTTACGTATTCTTTCTTCGGCTGAAGANTAATTNATAAAGTTATTGAAGTCNGAGTAGTCTATTCCTAGTTCTGCTCCTTTTTCATTAAACATTGAATTAATCTCCCTATAGGTATTTGTTGTNGGGAAACTAAATAATTCATTGTAGTTGTANTATTGTGATGGTTCTGTAGTCTGTGTATCTAATTCTACATCAAAATTAGCTCCTCGTAAAGTTGGAACTACCGGTGGGTCTTGAGTGATTGTTGTATTAATCTCAAAAGCTATCGAATCGCTTACTTTCTCTACTACATTTACCCTTGTTTTTAAATTAACAGAAGATGGTAGAGGATTATATAATTTAAGTATGACTGCAGTAGTATCTCTAAATTCTTCTACATCTACATTGATTATAGAATAGAAAATATTATTACCGAAATATAGGTAGAAGTCAGGAGAATAGGTATCGTTATTAAATTGAGATATTACTTGATTGGTTGTCTCTAATACATCACTTCCCCCTAAATTGATAGATACTAACCTAACTTCTGTTCTATCAGGAGAGATGCTCTCTATATAGAAGTCTTGTGGATTTAAGTTGTCTGAGTATGTGTAATCTAGAAAGTTGTAAAGAGCTTTTACTTCGGTACCATTATAACCATAAGCAATATAGTCTTGTTGAACATCTATACCTATTTCGGAATTTCCTACAGTATTCTGCTGTGTATCTCCTGATATTATAGAGTAGTTTGTATAGGAAGGTATAGTCTGTAACCTAACATCACTTAATGTATAGTAAGATAATTCAACAAAATTATCGTTAGGTTTAAATGTCTTTGTTATATTTGTTGAAGTTAATAATGACGTATCCTCATTAGTAAGAGACCTAAAACCAGATAATCCGTTAGGTTCAATTTCAAATATGTTATATTCTATTTTACTCATTATTTTCTAGTTCAAATATCTGTTGATTAGCAGTAAGTAGTTGTTGTCTCAATTGTGCTATCTCATCTAATAATGGTTGTAAATCATCTAAAGATTTTTCAAAATCAACTACTTCTAAACTTTTTTCTATTAGGTATTGATGAGAGTTTGTTTCTCCNTCTGCTGGGATTGTATAGAAGAGTTTATTATACAGACGAAATAATTCCTCTACAGTATCGGTATCAACAACTAATTCAGGTTTAACAAAAGTCTTAAACTCTCTATCTACTAAATTATTAAATTGATCGGACCTATAAGATTCTTTCTGTATTCTAACTTTTTCTCTAGCCATTCCTAACTACCTTAAATATATTTTGATTATCCATAACTACTGTACTTCCATCTAACTCAGTTTTTACTAATATACGATAAAATCTCTCTGGTTGCAACCCATCCATATAAACATCGAAAAAAGAACCGTTTTCATCACAACTAATTTTAGTGAAATCGGTATTAAAATCTACTACCATCTCCTCTGTATTCTCATCTCTTAATCCCCAATATGATGCAGAAGGTAGTGCATAATTAGTTAAATATACTGATGAGGTTGTAAATGTTCTTTGAGGGTATTTAGGTTTAGCAGTCACTCTAAATCTCTGCTTTCCTATATCTGCGTACTTCCCTTTATTGTTTTTTATATCAATTGTTGCTATATCTGTTGCTAAAATATCTAAATCACCTTGTTCATATACACTGTCATCCCATCCGAATTCTAAGAATGGAGGGTAGATTGTATTAGTATCTTGTCCGAAGTATCTTAACTTAATAGAAGATGATGTATAAAACTCATACTCATCTTGTAACTTAACAATAAAGCCTTTATTGGTTAACTGATCGTTATAAATTTGTTTAATTCCTGCAGTTATGTTTATATCTACATCATGGGTAGAATTGATAGGATGATTTTGAGAGAATTCCATTGATTCCCCATTAGAGGCTGTATACCAAGTTCCTCCTCCTGCTTTACCTGTAATGAATGATGCTGTAGTAAATGGAGCAAATCCTATTGTTTGCCAAATTCCTGAGGAATTACTGTTAGCGTATGCCCAACTAACTCCTGATGTATTTACAGGTATATCACCTGCTTTACCGGTTCCGTTATCCCAATCAGTTGAACCTTGAATATATATTGGGTAGGCATTTAGGGTATAGTCTACTGGTAGTTCATCTGCTTCAGCTAAGTATAGTTTAAGACTTGAGCTAAACTCTGTACTCCCTATTTTAGTATCAATTACATCATCTATTTCACTATCTGAGAATTTTATTAATAGCCGAGCCGTTTGACCAGTTGGATCTGTTATACCTGGGTATCCTCCGATTTCTAATATTTCATCTTTACCCGCATTACCGGTAAGTTGATCTGTGTAAATAAATGAGTCCTTTTCAGGAAATATTCTATAAATTGCCATATTACAGTATTGTTGTTCTTCCTTTAATATCCTGGTTAAGGTCTTTTACTTCAAAAATCATAGTATCGTATGATGGATATACTATATTATTTCTAGTTGCACCTTTTATATCGTATGCATATTCTGAGTAGTTACCTCCTTGCTTGTTCACAACTTCTATGTTACTAACTGTTTGAACTCCTACAACTCTATCAAGTAAACTATATATTGTCGATATATTGATAGGTTGATTTATATTCCATTTTGTAATATCAAAGAAGTCCTGTAATGCATTATTACATGCTAAAAGTACATCTCTACTATTAAAATTAGGTTTTACTAATATGTCATAATTTATACCTATGTTAACTACAAAAGCATCTTTTATATTTAATGCATCTGTTATAGGCATATAGTAAGACATATACCTCTTTAAATTATTCTTAAGTGTTTCTGTAGCAGTAATTAAGTTCTTATTACTGTCATATGCTAATACATAAAGAGATAATGCTAATGGGTTACTATCAATTATCGAATCAGTAACCGATCTTGTACTATTTAATTCATCTTGTGTAACGAATACTTTTGCTACTGTTCCGAATTTTGAATCTAAAGATAATGCTCTAACTGTGTAATCTTGTAATGTCACAGTTCTTTTCTGTTCTGAGAAAGATCTTAATGCATTCTGTCTAATTTCTTCTACAGTATCTCCGTCTTTACCTCCTTGAGCAGGTAGTCTATTATTAAAAGCTAATGTATCTTTGTATAATGTACTTTGGTCTGTATTACCAATAGGGTTAGCTGTTGCTGAGAATGTTGTTAGTGTGTTAGCAGGTACATTTGCTTCTACTCCTCCACCAACTAGGTATTGTATAGTTAAAGTAGTATTTGATGGTGCTAATCCGTAAGTCTGTGTGTACATAAAATTAGAAGGATCGTAAGCTTTATCTATACTACTTATTCCTTGTAATGTACCCATACCCACATTTGTAGGGTCTGGTGTGAATACATTATCGTCACTCCCTACTGTTCCTGCTCCAAATTGTATTTGTAAAAAACCTTCAGAATTGAATCTAGTCACAAATCTCTTAGGTACTTTTTGAAGTAAAATAGAGTTAGGTACCTTATCGGCATCAGATCCTACATTACTTTCTGCTACAAACACACTATCTTGACCTAAAAAAGGTACTTCATGCCATCTAGTAGTATCATCTTCACTATTATCTGTAATACTCAATATACCTATTATATTTGTATCTTCTATTGTGATTGTTGTAAATTTTTCTGCTGTAGTAAAGGTTTGTGTTGTTGTTTTTACTTTACCTGAAAATGCTTTGGTCTTTTTAGTAAGTAGGAATTCAGATGGTATTCCGTTAGACATTTGTGAAATTACTACATCTGTTGGATCATATGAACTAGAAAAACTAAAATCTATTTTGTTTTCAATAAAGAACTCAATATTACCTGATGAATTACTGGTTACTGTTGCGTTTTCATCTACAACTAGTGCTTGGTCCCAATTAGGTTCATTAGTTATTGGATTAGCTCCTATGTTTTGAGTCACTTCTAACTCTACCTCTGCTACGTTAGTTGATTTAGGTCGATAACCCATCATATATGCCATCGCATATAAGTTTCCAGGATCTTTAGCGTATTGTAAGAAAGTCTCTTGTAATTGTGTATCTTGATAAAAAGATAGGATATCTCCTACATATGCTGCCATCTCAATAAACATCATACCTGGTGAAGTAGGGGAGAAGTCATTATAAGAATCAGGAAAATAGTTCTTAGCAAATTCTACTAATTCTTGTTTGTAATCAGAAAATTCTCTAGCTACGTATTTTATGTCTCTTATTTCTGCCATTATTGTTCAAAGTTAATTACTACCTCATCCTCTATATTAGTATCTTGGATAGCGTATCTTAATGATAACGTAACTGTATTTGTATCTGGGTTTCCTAGTACTTGGAAATCTGTTGTGATAACTCTTGGGAAATACTCTACCAAACCCCTTTTGACCGTCGCTTTGATTTGATCGATTAAGTCTTGATCAATGTGATCAAACATCAATTGTTTAAGTGTAGTTCCAAAGGTAGGGTTGAGATACCTTTCTTGCTGTCCTGTTAGAAAATAATTAATTAGATTAGTTCTTATAGCATCTTTTGTTTGATAGGTAGAATTAAAGACTGCTTTACCGGATAACGGTAAAGAAACTCCTATAGCCTTTCTAGGCTGTAAATCTAGTGGGTCAATTCTTCTACTATTGAATGCCATATTATACTATTCCGTGTTTTTGTTTATCTTTCTCTATAGACTTTTTATATACCTCTCCTGCTTTCTTTACAAAATCAAATTGAGATATATCTAAACCTGGTTGTGGTCCTTTATTTTCTACCATCCCCATTTGATTGGCCATTGACGATGCAAAGTTAGGTTTTTGTACTCCTTGTGCATTAGTAATATTCTTATACTCCTCACTTGTCATATTAGCTCTTGTTTGTTCTAACATTGACATAATTGTGTCTTTAGAATTATAAGTCTTACTTATTTCTTTAGTAGGTCTTGCTACATTAGTTGTAGGTGTACTTAAGTTACTTTCGTATACTGTTTGTTCTGGTTTACTGGCAATTCTTACTGCTTCGGTCATTACTTCTTGTAACTCCTCCTTAACAGCAGTTCTTACCTCTTCTCGTATGATTTTTCTTAATTGATCGAGTTTCATAATAATAAATAGTTTGTTTATGGAAGTTGGTTATCTATTCTAAATTTTAATTCATCTAATAGTACTTGTGTATCTGAACTAAATGATGGTTGTCCTCTAAGTACTATCACTCCAATATTATCTTTTGCTACTGCTACCCTCCTTTTAGCACTGGTTTCTGAGTTGGTATCTTCTATTATTGCTAAAGTATATGCTTTACCATTTGCACCAAGGTACTGAAAATTGTTATTAGGTACTCCTTCTGAACCTGTATTTTCTAGAGGACGTACTTGATTTAATAAATTTGCTAAATCTTCTTGATTCTCTAAACTATTAACACAACCTTCAACACTTAGATTAACAGTCTCAAGTATGTTCTTGACATTATTTAAGCTAGGAGCTACACTACTGGTTAGTGCCTCTATTCCTTCTATATCATTTTCTAATGATTCTAAAAGTCTTATTATTTTAAATAACCTATCAGCTTGACT